ACTATCGGTTTTTGCTCCGATAGCCGGGTGCTCGGCAGGAGCAAGAGTAAGAATAATACTCCTGTCCAGCTATTATTAGTATAGTACAGAATTGAATAAAAGTCAAGTAAAAATAAGAAAAAAATAAAAAAAAAATAAAAGGAGGAGATATGGCAAAAAATCTTTTAGATGGATGGATAGAAGTTTTTAAAGCAGGGAAACATATTGATTCAGGTGGACAGATGCATGAATTTACAAAAGAAGATGTAAAACAGCTAGCCGAGACATTTAATCCTGCTAAATATAGGGTTCCAGTGGTTGTTGGTCATCCGAAAACAGATAGCCCGGCATTTGGCTGGGTTGAAGAAGTAAAAGAGAAGAATGGTTCTTTGTTTGTTAGGCTGGGAAATATTGTAAATGAGTTTAAAGAAGCTGTTGACAAAGGATTGTATCGTGAAAGAAGTATTGCATTATATACTCCAGATAGTCCATATAATCCGGAAAAAGGTAAATGGACGCTAAAGCATATAGGGTTTTTAGGAGCTGCAGCTCCTGCTGTGAAGGGGCTTGCTCCTTTGGGTGTGGGTTTTGCAGACGATGTAAAATCACTTGAGTTTAAGTTTGCAGAGGCTGACTGGAAAATTGTTACGATTGGCGGAATTTTTAGGAGGTTGAGGGAGTGGCTTATTGAAAAATTTGGACAGGAGACTGCTGACGCTGTTGTTGAGGACTGGGAAATAGAAAGTCTTAGACAACCACCTGAACCTGAAGTAGTAGATAATACAAATAATGAAGAATTTTCTGAAAAAATAAAGGAGGAAATAACAATGTCAGAAAAAGAAGAACTTGAGAAACTTAAAGAAGAGCTTAAGAAAAAAGAGCAAATAATTTCTGAACAAGAAAAAAAGATTAAGGCTTTTAGCGAAGCTGAAATGGAAAGAAAAGCAAATGAAAAGAAGCAAAAGATAATTAGCTTTGCTGAAAGTCTTATTAAAGCCGGGAAAATGCTTCCAAAGTTCAAAGACGACTTTATCGCACTTGCAAGCGAGCTTGACGCTGAAAAGGAAATTAATTTCAGCGAAGGTAAAAAGAGTGTACTTGATGGATTATTTAGCTTCTTTGAGCAGATTCCAGAAGGAGCTGTTGTAGATGTCTCTGGAAAGGATAAGTACACAAAAACAAGATCGAAGGAAACAATTGATTTTTCTGAAGAAAACAAAACAGAGTTGGATAAGAAAATAAGGGCATATGCAAAAGAACATAATATTACTTATGTCGAAGCTCTGGAAATTTTATTAAATCAAAATAAGGAGGAAAGTTATGTTTAAAAGTGTATTAACTGATAGTGTTATTGCAGCTTCGGATATAGCACCTAACAGGTTTGTAGGTGTTAATGGACAACTTGGCGGTAATTATGGTGTTACCCTTTATGGGGGTGAGGCAAACAGACCAATTGATGTAGTTGTTTTAGGAATTGCAGAGGTAGAGGTTGCTAGTGAGCAAACTATACAAGTTGGTGATCTTGTAAAATCTAATACGGAAGGTAAAGCAGTCAAGGACAACACTAATGGAGTTTATGTTGCTCGAACGGGGGGAACTGCTGGTGAACTTATTGAAGTATTAATAAGATAGGAGGATAAAAATGAGTAGACAGAGCCTTTTAAGAGGAAATATTGATCCGGTACTTACAAATGTTGCTATTTCATATAAGTTTCCTGAAAATGCTGGATTTTCTCTCTTCCCGGCTATTTCACACGGAAGAAGTGATGGAAAGATTGCCGTATTTGGGAAGGAAAGCTTCAAGCTCGTTAATTCGAATCGTGCAATGGGTGCGAATACAAAACGTGTAAGCTATGCCGTGGAGTATGTAGCTGTTAGCCTCGATAGAAAATCGCTGGCAAGTGGTGTTGATAGAGACGAATATTCTGAAGCAGCTGATCCGGTTGCAAAAAAGCTCTTGCTCCAGAAAAGCAGGGTTAATATGCTTATGGGACAGATCGGAATTGAAATAGAAAATATGCAAGCGACACTTGCTCAAAATCCTACAAAGTATGATGTAGAACATAAACTACAGCTTGATGGAACGACAAACAAAAAGATTTCTGATCCTGATTCTGATCCCATTGCATATTTTGATGAGGCTAAAGAAGCTATTCGCTCCACGATTGGACAATATCCTAATACATGTCTGCTTTCTGCTGACGTATGGGCAAAACTGAAACGACATCCCAAAATGCTTGCACAAGTTCCTGTTTCTAAAGTGCAAACTCTTACTGCAGAGACATTACAGGAGATAATTGAAATTCCTAATATTGTAATTGCCAAAAGTGTATATTCTCCTAACGGGAAAGTATTTAAGGATATATGGAGTAAAACAATTATTCTTGCGTATGTGCCTGAGAATCCAGAATCCACAGAAGAACCAGCATTTGGATATAGCCCTCGCAAGCCTGATTATCCTTTTGTTGAAAGCTGGTATGAAGATGATTCTACGAGTGATATTGTACGTGTAGAAGATTACATTGGGGTTCACATGGCATGTCCCGAAGCTGGATATTTAATATATGACGCAATTTAGATAATAATTTTGCAGATAGGCTGAATGTTGCCTATCTGCCGTTTTATATAAGGTGTGATAATATGTATTGTTCAAAAGATGATGTATATGCTCAAATAGAGCAAAGAATTGTAAAAAGTTATGCTTCAAATAGCGGTGAAACAGGGAATGAATGGGAAATAAGGCTTGAAAATATGATAGCTCAGGCAACTGATGAAATAAATGGCTATATTCGTGGTCGTTATCAAACTCCATTAAATCCTGTACCAGGGTTTATTAAAGACCTTTGTGTTAGGATTGTAAAATACAAGCTTATTTCACGCAAGGGCTATGCTCCAAATACTCCTGAGGAAGGAATTGCAAAAGATTATCAGGGAGTGATTAAAACACTGGAAAAAATAAGAGATGGGGATGTTGATATTGGGATAAGCCTTTCTGAAACAGAAAGCACTCCATCGGCAAAAGCTATTTATCGAACAGAAAATAAAATATTTGGAAATAAAGATTTCTGGAAGGGATTTTAAATGGTAAGCGTGGAATTGAAGGGATTTGATAAACTAGAAGACTGGATGAAGGAGTTAGAAAAAAAACTTGTAAGCAGAGAAAGACTTCTAAAGATAATTGGTAGACGTGTGGTAAACGAGGCAGTTTTTGATCATTTTAAAGAGAAAAAAGGACCTGACGGGGCTTTATGGGTACCGGTTAAGCCAAAATATGCTGCCTATAAGCAAAGCAAAGGGAAAAGTCCTTCTAATATTCTTGAATGGTCTGGAAATTTAAAAAGGTCTGTGAGATACTTTTTGCTTGGTTCAAGTGGCGTAGCAATAGGAGTTGATGATCCGGATGTGCCTTATGCAGCTGCACATAACTTTGGTTATAAAAAGAAAAATATTCCAGCACGTCCATTTTTGGGTATAGGAGAAAAGGAAAAAGCAATAGTAAGCGAAAGTGTTACAAACTGGCTTAGGAGTTTGTTATGATAAAGGAAATTAAAAGCTATTTAAAAGATATTTTAATGAACATTACAGGGATACCTGAAAGCTATGTTTACTTAAGTTTAAAAGATGAAAATCAATACAAATTCGCCCCATGGGTAAGTATTCTGACTAAAAAGTCTGATATAAAAATCGAATGGCAGAAGGAAAGAAAAGAGGAAGATAATAACAAATTTTATGTTGTTGAAAAAAAATACACAAAAACTATACCTATAATAGTTGCTTTTGGGGCTACAACAGAAGAAGAGGCGGATAGTTGGGTTGAGATGTTTCTTGAGAGGTTGGATAAAGATATTGTGGTAAACAACATAAGCGTAAAGATTGAGCCTGTAAGTATTGAGTACTCTGATCAGGAAAGTCTAATGACAAGTGCATACATTGCAGCATTAACTATTAACTTCATACATGGCATCTACACAGAAACCAACTTTGACAAAATCTCAAACATAGAAGAAGAAGTAGAATATAGAAGATAAAGGAGGAAAAAAGTGGCAGAAGAAAAAAAACAAGTTCAAGAAAAGGATGAGCTTATACTTGTTGATGAACTAATAAAATCTCTGGATATCCCAGAGTGGCAAAAGGCGGCTTTTTTACAAGCTGCTGGCTGGAAGAAGAAAAAAAGTATAACAAAAAAGCAGTTTGATTTAGCTTATCAAAACTTTATTAAGAAATATGGAGGCACAAAATGAGTGATTGGGGTAATAGCTACGAATATATCGTAGATGGAGCAAGTGGACTTACACCAAGCGGTGATCCTTTTGCGCTTGTTGTGGGGCCTTGTTCGACTGGTGAGGTTGGTAAAATCTATTATATTGGCAAGAATAGCGATTTAAAAGTTTTTGGTAATGGCAAGCTGGTAGATAGGCTTAAGGATGCTTTAAGTAGATCAAGTGATGATGCGGTTTTTGTTGTTGTACCAAGCAATCCAGATGTGGCAGGTAGTAAATCAAGTGTAACTCATACTGGAACTGGAGAGGCAACTTATAATTTGGTAGGTAATCCACTTTGCGATGCTGAAGTGGTGATTGAGATTGTTTCTGGTGGAAGATTAAATGAAGCTACTGCAAAAATTAGCATTGATGGTGGGGATACTTTCGGTGAAGTTTTTACAATTACAACAAATGGAGAGGTGCAAATTGTAGATACGGGAGTAAAAATTGTCTTTAGTGAAAGTTCAAATCCAGCAAATTCTTTTGTAGAGAAAGACACGTATTCTTTTACACTTTCTGGAGCTAAATCAAGTTTAACAGCAATAATGAATGCTATAGAAACAGGGCTTGAAAAGGTGGCACCAGAATTTGTTTATGTTGCACAGGATACGGACAATGTATTCTGGGCTGCATTTGGTGCAAAGGCTGATGAACTTTTTGATAATCACCGCCCCACCCTTTTTGTAAGTGAAGCAAGAATTTTAGGGGAAAATGAAACTCTTGATGACTTTGTAAGTTATCTATTAACACAGAAGCAAAGCTTTGCTCACAGGTGGGTGCATATTGTTGCTGGTTTTGGTGAAGTGGTTAGCAAGGACGCAAAGACAAGGAATTTCTCTGGTCTTCTTCTTGGAGATTTAAGCAAAGCAAGGGTGAATCAATCGATTGGGTTTATTGATTTCTCTTTTAGCAATATCAAACTTCCAGCTGGATGGAATGATGCTATCGGGAAAACTCTTAACGACGCTGGCTATATTGTTATGAGACAGTACGCTGGAGAGAAGGTTTTGAGATGGGCGAACGGTAGAAGTATGGCAGATGATAGTTCGGACTACAGGTGGTTTGAAGTGTCAAGAACTGTGCATAAAGCCATTAGGCTAATAAGAAAAACCTGTCTAAAGCATTTGCACACTTCCCTTGATAAAGCAATGCTTGAGTATATCAAGGCTGACCTTGTTAAAACACTTAACACTATGAAAAAGGCAGTACCAAAAGAATTGGACAACTTTGAGATTGTTATTCCAAAAGACCAGGATATTGTAAACAATGGCCTAACTATCCAGTATACCCTTTATGGACTACCCATTGTTCGTAAGATAAGTAGCTTTGTAAGTTTTAAATATTCTAATCCAACAGCTTAAAGGAGGTTAAAAATGATAAGTATAAATGGCAAAATGTATGACTGGGGGGATCTAACTATAGTATATCCTGGTTCAGTTCCTGCAGGAATAATTGGAGTTCAAGCTATAGACTGGAATGAAGAAAAGGAAATAGAAGCTATCTACGGAGCAGGAAATAAACCAATCGGTTTTGGTACTGGAAACTGGAAAGCAGATGGTAAGCTTACTATTACTCTTGAGGCTTATGCCGAACTTAATTTGCTCACTCCAGAGGGGATTTTTAATGCACCCCCTTTTAATATTGTCCTTGTGTATGCAAATAGCGATGAGCCTTTGCATACAGTGCACCTATTAAACTGCAAATGGACAAAAAAGGGGAATAAAGCCTCACAAGGGGACAAGAAAATGGAAGTAGAGCTTGACTTCACTATTCTTGGTGATATTAAACACGATGGGATAAGTGCAAGTGAAGGAGTGTAATATGGCAGAACCGAAAGTAGTACAGGAAGCAAGAGAAAAGGGTGTACAGATTATCCATCTTGCAAATGATAAATACGGAGATTTTTACTTCAAAAAGCCTACAAAGGCTGATATCAAAAGAATGTTTGATGCCTCAACGCAGGGAAATATGAGCACTGCAATGGAAATGGCTATTAAAAATGCCATTATCTACCCGGAAAAAATTGAGTTTGAAAAACTTTTGGAAGATAAACCGGGGCTTTTCATACAGCTTTTTAATAAGTTGTATGAAAATGTAGGACTTGGCGAAAATTTTTCCGTGATAGAAGGGAAGTAGTCGAAAGGGTTTCCAGAAATCCCGTGCGGATTATGGAAGCCCTAATTAGATTTTACTTTCCTTCTTTAAATGTAGAGGAAATGGAGATGGAAGAACTGGTGGAATACTATGAAGAGGCTATCTTTATGTTGGATCTGGAAGTGAAAAAAATGGCTGAGGCAATAGCTAAAGCTTTGGGGGAAAAGGAAAATGCTTGATACTGCATTTAAAGCGGCAATTGTAATTGACTTGCTTGACCGATTTACAGGACCGATGAAACATGTTCAGGCAACGATAAAGAATTTTGAGGATGCTGCAACAATTTTTAGAAAGATTGGTGCTGGTATGTTTGCAGCTGGTGCCGGAATAATAGCTACAGGAGGAGCATTTGTAAGTACTGCTGCTCAAGTAGAAACATATAAATCAACGCTTGAAACAATGCTTGGAAGCGTCGAGGAGGCGAATAAACGATTTAAAGAACTTTCAGAATTTGCTCGAACAACACCGTTTGAGTTACCTGAGGTCGTTGAACTTGGCAATCAACTCCAGGCAATTGGAAGGTACTCAAAGGAAAATATGACAATACTTGGTGATCTTGCTGCAGCAGCAAATAAACCTATTGGACAGGCAGTAACCGCATTTCAAAAACTTGCAACTGGGCAAAAGGGTGAAGCAGTAAGAATGTTTCAAGACCTATTAATCTCTACACAGGACTGGGTAAAATATACAGGAAAAGGAGTTTCAAAATCGGGCGAGTTGCTTGCAACAACTGAAGAAATGATTGCCGCTTTACCAAAAATTATGGAGGCTAAGGGTTTTTCTGGAATGATGGATAAGCAGAGCAAAACTTTTAAAGGTGCAATGTCAAACCTTTCAGATGCTTTTTTTAGATTTAGGATGCTTTTTGGAGAAGGATTACTCGATCCGTTTAAAAAACTTATACAAGGAATTACAAGTGTTATTGATAGAATAAATGCCTGGGCTGAGGCAAATCCAGAAGCCTCAAAAACTATTGCAAGGCTTGTTGGAGTTGTCGGTGTTTTGCTAATGTCACTTGGAATGACTTTGTTTGTTGCAGGTTCTCTTATTCCAGCCCTTAAAAATCTCAAGCTTGCATTCCAAGAAGTTGGGACTGCTATGAAATTTTTAACTAAAGCCAACATTTGGATATTAGTAATTACAACACTAATTACATTAATAGTAATCCTCTTTAATACCTGTAAACCTTTCAGGGTATTTATTATAAATATGATTAATGCTATCCTCTTTGGTATTGGCTACATTGCTGGCTTGTTTGTAAAAGTTGGTAAGATTATCTTTGGCTTTTTTGTCGGTGTAGGAAAAGCTTTTGTGGATTTTCAAGTGAAGTTTAATCCTTTTGTTGCAATCCCGCTTTTGATTATTAAAAACTGGTCTAAAATAAAAAGTTTTTTTACATCATTCTGGAATGCTTTGAAAAGTGGCCCTGTTGGATTCGTCAACTGGCTTATATCCCTTGTTAATAGGTTTATTGATTCTCTTAATGCTTTTAAAATCGTCATTCCAAGTTGGATACCAAAAATTGGCGGGCAGGTATTTGGATTGAATATTCCAAAAATTCCGATGCTTGCCAGTGGAGGTATTATAGCCTCATCGGGGTTGGCTGTTGTTGGAGAAAAAGGCCCTGAACTCGTTCATTTACCTACTGGAGCTAAAGTTTATTCAAATAATTATTCTAAAATGCTTGGGGAAACTCATTATCATACACATTATAATCATATTGAGTTAAAAGTAGATAATATAGAAAGCCTTGAGGCTATAGAAAATATTTTCAGGCAACTTGAAAGATATGCGGAGGCTTCATGCTAACGATAGATGGGGACAAAATAAAACTTGATAATGTTTTGCTACCTGGGGTGGTGCAGTCTATAAGTATTGGCGGAAGTATTATTTATGAAAAACAGGATACAGATACAATATCAACTAAAAGAAAAGTTGTTCTTGGATATGAAGACAAAAGTATTTCTATAAGCTTAACATTGTATCCAGAGAGTTTAACAGGAGGAAAAATTGATATTTATAAGGAACTTGAGACATTAGAAAAACTTTTCAAAAAAAATGAGAATGCTAAACCTAATGTTTACACTTTTATCCATCCGCATGCAAAAAGTAGAGCTATAAGTAAAGTGCTTTTCCAGAGGCTTGAAAGTAGCGAGGATGTTTCTAAAAACACTATAGATGTAAGTCTTGAGTTTATAGAGTTTATTCCTGCTCAAGTAGAAAATATTTCTCAAACACAAACTTCACAGCAACAAAATG